ACTGGCGCATGATGCAGGAGGCATAAAGCCACTGAAAAATTGACACCGCACAGGCCGGCTTCTATAATGCGCGGCTCTTTCGGGGGTCGTTAGCTCAGTTGGTAGAGCAGCGGACTTTTAATCCGTTGGTCACTGGTTCAAGTCCAGTACGGCCTACCACCGAAATCAAGGGCTTGGATGTGCGCATCCAGGCCCTTTCCGTTTTCGGCGCCGCATTTGAAACCACTGCGATTGCGATTGCCGGCGCGCGTCCGCCTGTAAGGGCGCGCGCGTTTTGGCACTATTTTGCGCGACTTTTGGCACTGCCGCCAAGCCTTTCCACGGCCACCTGGAAGTAATGCTCGCTGGCCTCAATTCCGACGAACTGTTTGCCCTGCTGTAACGCTGCCGCGCCGGTGGTCGCCGAACCCATGAACGGGTCGAGGATTCTAGGCCCGCAGGCGGCCACAATGTCCTCCATCAGGGGCAGTGGCTTGCCTACCTGGTGCAGCTTGCCTCCAGCCAGCGGATTGACCCGGAATACCCCAGGAGAGTAGCGGTCGCCCCGGAGCGGCCCCTTGCTTCCCCAGACAATAAACTCCGCCTGGCTGCGAAAACCGCCCTTGTAGGGCCTAGCACCGCCGGTCTTGTCCCAGATGGCCACCCCTCGCCACGTTACACCAGCCGCCTGCATGGCATCGGTTGTAACGGGGAGTTGCCGCCAGTCGGAGAAGACAATCATCAGGCCGCCAGCGGCCAGGCGCTCGGTACAGAGGCCCATCCAAAGCGCCGACCAGTGCAGGTAGCTGCGTTGATCCTTGGTATCGCCCAAGAAGTCCGGGAACTTGGTGCCGCCGCTGTTAAGGTACTTGTCGCCGGTCGATCTGGCGCGGTCTCCCTTGGACTGCCCGCCCGAGCTGTAGGGCGGATCGGTCACCACGGCATCGAAGGGACCAGCAAGGCCGGGGAGCACGGCCAGGCAGTCGCCTCTGTAGAGGTCAGCGCCAGGCAGGCTGACGTGTTCGTTGTTAAAGAGCGTCTTTCGGTTTGCGGTTGCCATCGGGTCTTCCCTTTCGGTTTGACGCTCGATGGCGCTCTGGTTCGAGGCTCTTGGCCTTCACTACATTGAGTGTCCAGCAACGGGGGCACATGATGGCGATGCGGTTGAATTCCGCTTCGGCCAGTTTTCGGTTGCATTTACCGCATCGTATTGTATCCAAGTCTCATATCTTCGCGTGGTAGCCTTGTAACGCCGTGTGCACGGTGGCGGCGCCCTCGGCCTTAACGCAGGTCTGATCTGCGGGCGGCGGCCGGTCGGGTGTTCCTGCACCTTCCCGGTCGCGCCGTCTTTTCTTACATGCTTACAAACTCCAGCGGCGCCCACATTGCCATAGCATCCTTTACGATGGCAGACGGCGTATCCGGTCCATTGAATGCCTCGCCATCCTCGGCATAGATCGCCTTCGCCAGCTCCGTACACTGAAAGCGCTTGTTCCCGTTGAGTGGGCGGCCGGTGATGAAAGACCACACCATCTTCAGCTTCGATTCGTATTCAAACCCGAGGTGCCGGAACGCCCACTCAAGCCCCTTATCAGACAATGGCACTGGCCGCTTGATCCAATAGAACGGCAGCTCGCGCGAAAGGGGAAACAGGCGCACGCCGGACGATACGGACTCGATAATGAATACCCTGCCGGCGAGCACACAGGCCACTCCGACATGGGCGAACTCCGACTGCGTGCCCACTCTGACGCCCTTCACCAGGATGTCGTGCCAGCTCGACCAACCCCCTCCCGACCAGGCCAACAGGTCGCCGGTCTTGATCTGGTCGCGGATCTCGACGTACCTAGACATGTTTTCCGCTTGGGTCGAAATCATCGAGGAAGTGATCGGCAAACCACAGTGCGACCCGCCGTCTCCAACCGGCCTCCCTTGCATACCGCTGCAATCGAGAGGTCACCAGTAGTTCCCTCGGAAGATCGGCGAACAGCAAGGTCATCACGAAAAGATTGACCAGCGCATCGACCAGCAGGCCCAGCAGCAGGAGCGGAATTCCGCAAAGGAACGCCAGACGCGAGATCGTGCCGAGTCTGTGGGCGCGCGACAGGTTCATTACGGCGAGGTAGAGCGTCCAGAGCAGATAAATGCCGGCGACGGACACCAAAAAGTAATCGGTTATCACAGTAGGCCCAGTTCTGCGACGGCAGCGTCTCGCGCCGCAATGACGCCAACCGCATCAGTTGCAGCACCCACCGCCACCTTGCCGCGCCGCCGCGCGCTCTCGATCTGCGCCGCCTTGTACGCCCAGGCGGCTTCCTGGGCGAGGATGTCGTCGGCCGCCTGTTGCGCAGTAGCGCCTGTGGCGTCGATCTCGGCCTGCACCAGGCCTGGCACCGTGCCCGCGTAGCCGCCGGCCTTGAAGGCGGCGGCCTGCTGCGCCTTGAGGATGTAGGTGGCCTCCTGGCCGGGGGCGACGGTGATGTAGCGGGCGCGGGCGGCGCCGGCGCAGGCATCGATCTCGGCGTTCTTCGCGGCCTGCAGCTCATCAAGTGTCAGCACCCAGCCGGCCGGGAACTGCTGCCTCAACACGTCGCGCAACTCGTCGAGCGATGCGATGCGCGTTGACAGGCCACCTTCGTTGAGCCACGCGACGTAGGTGGCATCGTCGGCCGGCACGAAGCCGGGCTCGGCCGAGGAATAGACCTGAGACCCGTCGCCGCCGACGATCCAGAAATGTGCAGCGAGGGTGTAATTAAACATATTGACCTCCAGTCGCCGTTGTACCTGCCACACTGCCTGGGAAGAATGAGGCTCCACCACCGCTGGTATTTATGACTCCGTTCGCTGTCGCCGTGTAGCGCGTCCCGGTTGCCGCACCAGAGATGGTTGACCCCGCATAATCGATGACGGCGGTCGTATGCGCGTACGCAAATAACACAGAGAAAGCGCGTGTGCCAGTCAGCGTGACAGCGTAGCCACGAACAACGCAGTTGCCGCCGTTCCCGGCGTAAATATGATATCCGGCGCCACCGACGACAGAGTAGTTTCCGATGGCGATGATCGCGGCGCCGGCACCGAACGAATAGAGGTGGCAGTCGCTGCCCGCGACCGCGCCGAAGACGATATTGCTGAACAGGATTCTTCCGCCATATAGCGCGCAAAGCGCAGATCCGCCCGTCGTCGTCTGAACTTTCAGGTTTTGCACCTGGAAAGCCGCGCCGTAGTAGGCCATCACGGCACTTGCGCTTGTGGTGCTGAGTATGACATTTGATGGGGTGCCGGCATTTCCGTTGATGATTACGCTGCCACCCCCAACGAATGGCCCATCAATGCGTGACGGGCCAGTGTAAGTGCCGTCAGCGAGCTGAATCGTCGCCACATAACCGTTGAGGTCGTATCCCTCGTGCAGGACGTTGAGCGCCTTTTGAAGCGTGAGGAACGGCGAGCCAGGTGAAAGACCATTGTTGCTGTCACTGCCGGTCGTGGCGACGTAAATTGTGATGTTAGCGGTGAGGCGAATGCGGCCAGCCTGGACAGGGTCGACATCAACCCACAGCACCGTCGCGCTCTTGGCGATGCCGACCATCACGGCATCGGTCGGTGCGGTCGCGGTGATCGCGCCAGCGGTGGATCCATCGAGGTAGTAACGCGCCCCCGGCGTCAGGCCACTGAACAGCGGGCACTCGCCGTAGAGGTAGACCTTGCTGTTGGTGACGTCAGCGATACCGACCGCACGGTTGTTGCTGGTGCCGTCGGCCACGGCCCCGTCGAAGCGGCTGTTGCCGGAATCCCAACGCACGGCCTCGCCGTTGCTGACCGACGCCTCGAAGGTGGCGTTGTTGATGATGACGGCCTTTTGGGAGGCAATCAGCATGGCCTGGATGGCCTGCCGGAGCTGCGTGTAATCGCCCTTGACCAGCGCAAGGCCGGCGGTCTCGACGACATCGCAGACGTTTTCCTGAACGTCGTTGAGCCAGTCGTCGGTAACTGTCGTGGATGGCGTGGCCGTGGCCGGGTTGCCATCGGTAAAGAGGTTGCCTGGTGCGGCGGTGGCATGATCGATTCTGTGCATGGCGGTTCCTTAGGCGTAAGCAAACAGGACGTGGGTATGAGCTGGCTTGAGCCGGTTGATGACGCATTCGAGCAACTCGTTGCCCCAGCTGCGCAGCGGTTCGCCGGCAGACGACCGGCCGGCAGCGAATTCGACGATGCTGGCCTCGGGTGCATTGACCTGCCAGACGAACGTCCAGTCGTCGTTGGTCAGGGCATCGCCGGCAGCGCTATGGCCTGCCTGGAACGGGCTGAACTCCGTGACGGTGATCGTGTAGCCGAGACTCGCCGCCAGGGCGATGTAGTAGGCGGCGCTTTGCCCACCGATGGTGGTGAGCTTGGCCACCAGGGCGGCGCGGCGTTGCGCCGTGGTCTGCGTGCCGGCAAGTGCCTCGACGCAGGGATCGGGCAGGCCGGCAACGCGCTCCCAGTCGGCGAGCAGCTCGGCCGTGGTGCGCGGGTCGGCTTCCTCGACCAAGTCAGCGGCGCGGCCGTCGATGCGCGCCAGCTCATCCGCCCAGGCCAGCAGCAGCTTGGTGAGCGCGGCATCCGCCTGGCGCGGCCAGGCGAAGCCCTGCGGCAGCAGCGCCTGGAGCTGGGCGAGGTAGGCGGCCGCAGTCATACCTGAGGTCAGAGCCATGTGATCGTCCCGAAGGTGGCCATCTCGCCGACGGCATGGGTGACGTTCGCGGCCGGCACGGAGAGGATGTGGTCGTTCTCGCCGGAGGCCAGCGAGATCGCCTCGCGGATGTGCGAGAGCAGGATCGTCGCGCCCGGCTCGGATTCGCGCAGCAGCAGGTCGCGCAGTTCAGCCTCGACGGCGGCGCGGATCGCGGCCGTGTCCGGTGTGAGGTCGATGGTGAAGTTGAGCGGCACGGCGATGGGGGCCACCACCGTGACATCCGCCGTCACCGGCCGCACGCTATCGATGTGCGCCTGTACCGCCGCCACTTCACCGGCATCCGGGATCGGGCTGGCGTCGTCATCGCGCACGAAGCGCACGGTGACGGTGCCGAGGCCAAGCTCGGCCGGATACACCCAGGCGCGTGTCACGCCCGGCACTTCGAGTGCCCAGGCGACGTAGTCATGCTGCGCCCCACCATGCGGGGGCGCCTGGATGCGGGCGAGCAGCCGCGCGCGCAGATCGTCGTCGGTCTCGATGTCGGCGCCGCCGGTGAGGCCGCCGGACGCCACCGTGGCCGTGGCCGAGACGCCGGCGATCGGCGTGTCGAAACTCAGCGACGAAGCGGCCGACGCGTTACCGGCCTGACCGCCCTCGACGGCAGTAACGGCAATCGTGGCCGTGCCGCCGGCGATCGTCGCCTCCGCGTCGGTCGTGTATTGCGCGCCGTCTGAGCGTGCCAGCGTCGAATCGGCTGGAACGATTGCGCCGTTGGTGCCCGTCACCGTCACGTTACCGACGGCGGGCGACGCGGCCTTGCGCTCCACACCCCAGATCGAAGCGTGGCGCTCCAGCATGTCGCCGTCAGCGGTGTCGATGATGACCTGACGCGCGATCCACTCCAGGTAGCCGTAGAGGCCGTGCGCGGCGCCGGAATGCACGCGGGCCAGCACGTTGAGGTTGGAGCGGCGCAGGCGCGCATCGGCGCCGGGCAGGCGCGTCTCGATGTCCGCTTCGGCGCGGTTGATCAGGGTCGGCAGATCGGGGCGGGAGAATGACATGCTGGTATTCCTAAAGCGAAGCCTAGAGGTGGCTCCAAAGGGCCTCGAAGCGGTAGCGGACGGGCTGGCCGTTCGGGCGCGTGATCGCGATCGTCAGGCCAAGCATCTCGTCGCGCGGAATGAAGGCATCGACCTCGACGCGGCTGGCGATGCCATCCTTGATCAGCCAGGCCAGCGCCTCCTCGGCATAGCCCTTGGCCTCGGCCAGCACGGACGGCAGTTGCTTGCGACGGCCGAGCAGCCACAGGCGCGATCCGAAGCGGTCGCCGGTCTTGGCGGCAAAGGCATCTCCCCACCAGCCGCGCAGATCGTCGGGGGCCGGCGTGTCGTCGCCAGCGCGGGCGCGGGCATCGCTGAACAGCGAGAGGATCACGGCGGTGTCGAGGCCGTCGTCGCCGGCCAGGCCGGGCTGTTGCAGCATCCAGTCGGCGCCCTTCTCGTAGCTGATGAAGATCGTGCGGATGTCGCTCATTCGCTGATCCTCATCGAGGCGCTGCCGGTGGCTGGGTGGCCACAGGTCGCCAGGTGGCCTTCACGACAGACGGGGATGCCGTTGATGCGGATGAACGAGCTGCCCTCGGCCATCACCGGCGCGGCGTGCGGCGGAATGCCGTGTCCCTGCACCGGATCACCGAGCACCGACCACAGCGTGCCCTCGACCGTCACGAAGTCTTGCAGCGCGCCGATGATCAGGCCGCCGGCAGAGTCTTGATTGATGCGTGCGATACCGTGCATGGTCAGGCTTTCACGATGTCGAGATTCGGCGTGGTGATCGTGATGCCGGTCGGCGTCATCACGATGCTCGACGCACCGGCCACCAGGTGAATTTCCTTGCCGCGCTTGAAGTGAATGCGATGGTCGGCGCCAGCCTTGTCCTCGTCGGTGTAGATCGCCACCTCACCACCTTGTAGGCCCTTGATGCGGTAACGGCGGTCGTCGGCAGTGATGACGATGCCGTGATCGCGGTCGCCGCCCAGGGACAGGAAGATCGCCTCGGCACCAGGCAGCGGCACCGACGTGAAGCCGTAGTTCTGCACGCGCTCGATGCCGTCGCGCACTTCGCCGTTGAGCAGCTTGACCTGGACGATCTGCATGCCCGTTGCGTCGGATATCAGACTCAGCACGGCGCGCGAGGCCATCAGGCGCAGGCGACGCGACAGGGGGGCGAGTAGCTTTGCGATTTCCCGGCTCATAGCATGCTCCAGTCGTCGCCCTTCTTTTTCTTCTCGCGCTCTTCCTTGTCGTTGAGCTTCTTTGAGAGCTTCGATGCGCCGATGCCAGCCACCAGGTCGAAGGCTTCGCGGCGCGCGATCGCCAGCGTGGTGCGCGTTCCGTTGTCGTCGAGGGTGTAGGTGCAGCCGACGATCAGCATCTCGGCCTGGTCGAGCCACAGCATCGGCGACGTGACGGTGACCAGCGTGTTCGGCTGCCACAGCTTGCCGTCGGCATCGCGCCAGCCCTGGACGGAGATCGTGCCGCGATTGCCGCGACCCATGCGCACGTTGCGCTCCCACGTCGCGCGATCGCGCAGCGTGGCGCCGGCGCCGTGAGCCTCGGCCAGCACGATCAGCGGGCGGTAACGGGTGATCGCGTCGTCGCGGGCGCTGGCGGATGGGCCGGCGGCATGCTCGCCGAAAAAGTCGTCAGTGGCGCGTTCCTGCCCCTTGACCGTGATGATCGAGTAACGCTCTTTCCAGCTGAATTGCCCGCGTGCATCGAGGATGTTCTCGCCCTCGACCAGCGCTGTTTCCACGCGCGTCTTGCCGGCGCGGGTAATGACCAGGTTGCCCTCGCCGTCGGAGATTAGCAGCACGGCCTTGAGGCGCGCGGCGCGCTCGATGCACTCGAAGGCGGTCTCGCCCTCCTGGATGTTGTAGCTGGAGAAGGGCTTGCCGATGTCGGTTTCCACCTTGACCTTGATGCCGAAGGGCGCGCACAGGTCACGGGCGATCCGATCCAGCGGTGCGTTCGTCCATTGGCCGGCCTTGTGGATGGCGGAACAATCCACCAGGTCGCCGGTGGCATCCCGTCCCTTGACGGTCAGGCTGTGCGCCTGCTTGCCGAAGCTCGGCTCGGCATCGTCGACGTAGCCGGTGATGACCGTGTCGTCATCGAGCTTGAGCGAACACTTTTCGCCAGGGCGGATAGGCCGGCCGACCGACTGGCCAGGCCAACGCTCGGTCACCCCCAGCTCGAAGCCGTTGGCGATCTGCTCGATGGAGCGCGTTACAGAGACGCGCTGCCAGCCGCCGTAGATCTCGGTACCGACGTAGAGTTCGGCGCGGCCGCTCATGCCAGCACCTCAAGCGCTACGCCACCGGGCACGAAGCCAGGGTGACGG